GAGAACGCTCGTGGTTGAGAGTTGACCACCTGATATTGAGCTCTGAGATCTTCTCGGTGATCTCCATGATCTCTTGCATGCGAGCTTCAATCTTCGCCTTCTCTTCCTCGAGCTTAATGATACCATCGGCTAGTTCCTGTAATTGAGCTCGCTTATTGAAGATCGTCTGCTCTTTGAAATCGTGATCAATGCCTTGATTGCAGGTCGGACAAGTCTCGGTATCGTGGAAGAAATTTATAGTCTTATCAAAGCTCTTCATCTTCGACTCTATCTGAGCTTTGAGGGTAATAAGTTTTTCTCTTTTCTCTTTGATCTTAGTCTTGTCTTCAATCGACTGCCGTAAATTCTTAGCATATTCATTGATGCTCTCTATCTCTACGTCGATTGAATCGATTCGAATCTTACACTCGTCGATCTTCTCTTGCTTCTCTACGAGTAAGCGATTGTTGTTCTCTTCGATCTGAGTGCGATGCTTCTTCATCATATCGATCCGCTCTTCAAGGATCTTAGTCTGAGTGTCCAGTTCGGTCAGCTTAGCGGTATTGGTAGCCACCTTATCTCTGAGTAGAGTATTCATGGTAGTGAAGATCTGTAGGTCGAGGAGGTCCTCGATCACCTCTCGGCGTTGACCGGTAGGTAGTTGCATGAACGGAACGAACGAGGCAGATCCGAGGACTACTACCTGACAGAACGACTTGTGATTGACCTTGAGAATCTGATCTTCTAAGACCTTCTGATAGTCTCGAGACTCGGCATCCTGATTGAGGAGAGAGCCGTTCTTGTAGAGCTCGAAGACGTTTGGCTTCATGCCGCGAACGACTTTGTACTCCGACTTTCCTACGATGAACTCCACTTCGACAGACAGGTCCTTGCGATTGATAGTATTCATCAACTGAGGCTTATTCACCTTGCGAAACGGCTTATTGAACAGGGCGAACGACAGGGCGTCCAGCAGGGTGGACTTACCGGCTCCGTTCTCACCCACGATGAGAGTCGTCTTGTTGGAACAGAGGTCCAGCTCAGTGAACACGTTACCCGTGCTGAGGAAGTTCTTCCAGCGTATTTTCTTGAAGACTATCATTAATGAATTTCACTCTCTCATCTAGCATAGTTCGCAGCTCTCGGCGCGTGATGTAACCCTGGTACTCTAGTTGTACCAAGTAGTGGACTATCTTTGGATCCAAGAACTCTTTGAGATCCATATTTAGCTTCTTTGCCCGTGGTACTATCTCGTTGATCAAGATAGTGAAGCACTTCTTGGACCAAGCTGAATCTATCGTCATTCTATCTGTAAAGCCTCAGTGTATAGATTGGTTATCACTCTGTCGAGCTTCTTCTGATCGACGCTCAGATTCATCGAGGAGATGTACTTCTTACAGACCGTGAGGGTGTCCTCGGCCTCGTCGATGATGTCCTCGTCTGCCAGTAAGTCTAGGTGTAAGTGATCCTCGACTACCTGCAGATCGATGACGCCTTCTTTCTCGATCCTATCCACGAATAGATCGAACCAATACGGGTTGGTCTTGTTCTTCACTATGAGCTTGACCATCTTATTACGGACGTCTATCTCATGATCGAATACGACTTCTTCCACGGTCTTACCAGCGTCGTCGTACCAGACTTTCTCAAACATCCTATACGGATTGCGAATAAATGTCAACTCTCTTATCTCTGTATCAAAGACATGAAAGCCTCGTGGATCGTCAAAGTCAGACCAAGTATACTCAGCAAAAGCACCCAGATAATGAATGTTACCAGTATCGGACTTATGATGATAGTGGCCAGAACACACAACGTCAAAGCGATCGAAGAGCTTATGATCCATGCCATGATCTGATATGCTGCCCTTGAACATCTCGAAGCCATTGAGCTCAAGGTGCCCGCAGACGACTTGCCCGGTGGTGGTCTTAATGGCATTCATACTCTCCTCGTAATTATCCTCACATATCCAGGGGAGTAGGAGGATGTCCGTGCTATCGAATGTGATCGTGACAGGCTTCTCGATCACGTGAATGAACTGGTACCTGCCCGTGATGATTTCCCTGAGAGCATTGATCTCATTCGTATTCTTATAGAAGACGTCGTGATTACCGGGGATGATGTACACGTCGATACAACGACGCTCGCACTCCTCGAGGAAGTCCCTGCGTAGACGAGATAATGTGAGGTAGTTGGCGTACTTGCGACGATCTACTAGATCCCCGAGATGGATGACTTGCTTGATGCCTTCTTTCTCTAGCATGGGAAAGAATACGTCGTCTAGGAATCGCTTGAAGTAGTCGTAGAATACTTGAGAGTCGTTACGAATTCCCCAGTGAGTATCAGCGATGAGTGCTATCTTCAAGGTATGGTCTCCATTGTTCAGCGAAGGAGCAGTTGACTGCATCCTTGAAGAGGGGTGCGATCTGCTCGTCTCTGTAGCCGGCTAATCCGCATCCGACGCGGGTCACGAACCAGCGAGTGTCTGAGTGCTCCTCACTCTGCGTGAGATACACGAATTCATAGATGTATGACTTGATTATATCAAGAATCATCGTATCGATAAAGGAGTCTTTCGTAGGTATGGCGTAAGACTCGCGAACGAGGCCAGTACCTACCGATACTTTAGCACCGAACTTCTGCTGAGCCACTAGAGCGGCTCCAGCTCCATGGATGCCTGCTAGGTTAGACCCGAATACGAAGATCTCGCCGTTCTTGGGCAGAGTGCCGTCAAGATGATACAGTCGTGTCGTCATGTGCTTCTTCCTCCACGAACTTCTCGATGCCCTTCTTGGCGCGCTTCGACTTCTCTCTAGTCACTACCAAGTAGTTCTCATAGTCCTTGATGAACTCGTTTACGTGCTCCATAGTGAGATAGCTATTCTCCACGGTCTTCATGTCCTCCAGCTCCTGCTGGAACGAGAGGCCTCCCTCGATGGTCATCTTCTGCATAGACCTGTACTTGACGTATGTCTGCTTCTTCTCTTTCATGATGCGACGGAAGAAGGCGTTGCGGATGATCTGTGTGAAGTAGGCGAAGGGATTATTGGACTTAGTCGGATCGAAGTTGTTGACTACCATGACGCAGTTCTCGATGGCGTCCGAGATCATCTCGTCTCTGTAGGTGTAGTTCACGAACCTGTACTTAGTGGAGAGTCGAGTGGCGATCTTGTAGAAACACTCGCCGATGTACTCGGGGATTCGAGGCAGCTGCTTGCCTTCTCGCTTGGCCTGCTCGACTCGCTCCTTGTACTTACAGAGTTCTTCGTAGAGAGTCTTATTGTTGATGTAGTGTCTGCTCATTAGTTGTACATTCTCTCGTATGCCTTCTTCACAGAAGTGAGGTTGATGGTGTCCATGGCTATGCCTCCACACTCTTTGAGGCGCAGACGAAGCTCTTCTTTAGTGGTAGGACCTGGAGTCTTGTCTCTCTCCCTGGCCATCTTGTTGATCTCTATGAGACTCTCGAGCATGTACTTCGCCGCGAGCGATATATCTGCCAGAGACGCATCACGCCGGGTATTGAGGAGTTCGTACGCCTCTATGCGTACAGCAGCCTCAAAACACAGAGGATCATTACTCTTATACAACTCTTCTAATAAAATGTCAACTGCTTTATTCATCAGTGTAACGATGTGTTGCTCATTGCTCGGTTGACGATCTCCAGGATCGCATCTCTGTCGCTCGCTACTGCCTTCGTTACCTTCTGCTCCTTCTCTTCGATGAAGCTCTTCACTGAGTCGTCGTAGATCTTGATGTAGGAGTCCTTGAGGTAGTAGAGAGAGACGATCGAGTTGAAGTTGAGGAACACTTCTCGACTGTCATTGTAAGCGTCGTACTTGGTGAATACTGCGGTAGCCACTCCGTCTATCTGACGATATCGTACTTCTAGCGGGTCTGTGATAAGGATGAATGCCGGATCGCCGACCCACTTCATGGGGTGATCCTTATGAAGGGACACCTTGCCGACGATCTCACCTCCGTCCACGGTCTTTATGAAAGCTGTCTTCATTGATTGAGCCTCACGTTGTAGAGCTTGTACTCGAAGCTCTCTTCATTGTATATCTTCACGCGTTCCATGAAGTGGTTTATGGTGTGATTTCGCTTAGACTTCCAAGACAGGTCGTCTGCGATGTCGTACAGAGTAGCGACTTCTTTCCCGTCTGCCTTTCGCAGTCCTCTGCCGATAGACTGCAGGTTACGGATGCGGGACTTGGAAGGCGAAGCGAAGATAAGATTGCTGATACTAGGAATATTGATACCAGTAGAGAAAGTGCCATAGCTAGCGACGAGAATAGCGTCACTCTCATCAGCCACGATCTTTCTGATGTCATCTCTCTCTTCACCCTCGACTCCTCCGTGTATGAAGAACACCGCTCTCTCTTCGTCCTTCAAGAGATCGTACAGTATCTTACCATGCTTCTCTACGTATTGATACAGAATAAGCGTGTTACCCTTCAACGAAATCGCCAGATTCTTCACGAACGTATTCCGCGCAGGATTGGCTACTAAGAAGTCCATCTCGTCTTGATAGGTCATGTTAGAGACGAGCTTCTTCTGTTCGTCGGTGTATCCCAGGACTATGCACTTGATCTTGAGATCTGAGACGTGCTTAGTCTCCATCAGCTCTGCAGTAGTGATGACCTTGTGGACAGGACCGAACAGGCCCTCGATGACTAGCTTATGCGTCTGCGTGCCATCGAGAGTACCTGTGAGTCCGAACCGGTAGGGCGTCTTGCCCATGTTGGTCATGATGGAGGCGAGGCTCTTGGCCTTGAACAGGTGAACCTCGTCTCCGACGACTACTTCGAACTGGTCGAACCATTCTTTTTCTTGCTTGTAGACGCTTTGCCACGTTGTGATGGTGACTTGCGCTTCGGTTTCTCTGTCTTGCCCGGAGAAGATCTTGTGGATTCCAGAGCTACCGGAGTCGGATCGATCGGAGACGACGGAGTAGCCGTAGGACTCGAAGTCTCCTGCGAGCTGGTGGACCAGAGTAACCGTCGGAACCACGATAAGAGTCTTTGCATTGTAATACCTCATTAACAAGTAGATGATGAGAGACTTACCAGACGCGGTCGGAGACAGGAGGACGCACCTCTTGTTTCTGACGGCGTGCACGAATGCCTTGATCTGGTAGTCTCGGGGTTTAACTTTTTCGGGGAGATCGATGGAACGGATGAAGTCCGCAGCCTCCTTGAGGGAGAACTCCTGCTGAGAGAAGTCTGACGACTCTACTACCTCGACGTCTCTCGAGGCGCAGAACTTCTTCACGTGATCTACTAGACCGGCGTAGATGCAGCGATTCAGGTTATTGACTAGGCGGATCTTACCGTCCCAGAATCGGGACTTGTAGGCGGGCATGAACTCGGCGCCGGGCACCTTAAACGTGAAGGCATCCGAGATCTCTTGGAGTGTAGACGGCTCGCAGTCGAGCCTGACGTAGGCATGATCTACTCTCGATATAGTTACTCTCTCACTCACCCTAATCCGTTCTCAAACTTCTTCCAATCGATGTAGTTCTTGATGGCGTATCCTCTATTCGCTATCGTCTTGAGGATAGAATCGAGGACTTCCACCTTCTCTTCTTGCATGCCGATCTGCAGATTGATGTTAATCAGATCTCTGTCGGCGTCTAGGTATATAGGCAAGTCCTGCTTGAGCAGCTTCAGAGCGAACGGCTCCCATCCTCGGGAGTCCAGCTCGGACTTGTCCATCCTCCCAGTGAAGTAGTCGCTCTTCGCTAGGATCAGTTCTGCCTTGGAAGTTCTCAACTTCTTGAGCCTGAGCCTCTCCTCAGAGAGGATCTTTAGATACTTGCCGTGAAGCTTCGGGGTATTGAGGCTCTCGCTAGACAGATTCAGCGCATCTATCTTGGAGTCCTTACCCCATTCGGTGTGGATGTCTTCCAGTTTCATGATGTAGCCTAGTGTTATATTCTATTTGGATATAGCCGTATTATACACGTCTCGTCCAAAAAGTACACAAGATTATTGATAGCTAGGATAGTTACTCGTTGTCGTGGGATCGAGAGTAAACATGCGAT